GGCAGGATGGTATAATCCGCAAAACAAAATGTACACGAAATAAAAGGAATGAACGCGGTCTAAATGTACTTAAAACCGCATTCCATTCCCCTTAAAAATCGCGTATCTAATCAGGCCTTTTTTGTAACCGATTTGAGACCCTCCAAAACCGCGTCCTGACGGATCACTTTCGAACGTATGCCCTGGATATCTTTTGCATGCGAATTCAGCCTGTCAACAATGTTATAGAAATCCTTGTCATAAACGCGCCTCAGCCCTTCAATTTGCTCATGCAGCACCTTAATGCTGGAATACTGTAGTGATATCGACTCGCTTTGTTCCTTTAGCTGCCTCACAGTCGTAGTAATAAACCTAACTGCAGCCCACCATATCACTATGACCAGCATCGAGATCAGTCCGGTGATGATCCACCAGGCGTAGGGAGGAATCGTCATTACTTGGTGATTTTAAGCATTAATTTGCTGTAAAAATGCCACTTAGAAATCGAATCGAGACTAAATCGCAATCCAACGTAATCACAATACAAGGGCTGCTCGATCTTGAATAAAATCGGCTTAACGGCGGTCAGACTGTCGTAACTTACAGAACTATATCTGACAAAAAGGCTGTCTGGCATCGCTCTGGAGCTTGCTACACCATACAAGTAATCATTAGCAATAACCAGCTCTATAAGCCCGTTTTTCGTACCCTCAAGAGTGTCGGCATAAACATACCAAGTGCCGTAAACAGCCCCGTTCTCGGTATGGTAATATATAATAGTGTCTCTCTCATAGGAAATGGTATCAAGGTACTGCCGGCGCACTTGAGCCTGCAACCCGATGACCATGCCGATTAAGGCCAAACTTAAAATGATCTTCTTTTTTTTCATTGTATAGAATTTAACTAAAATTATAACATTCACCAATCTTTATGATCGTTGTTGAAAAAGGTAATTCCTCTCTAGGGACTTCCAAAATAGTATTGATTAAAATATCAGAACCGGTAAAAACGAGATGCTTGCAACCATTGAATTCGATTTGTAGATACAGACACTTACCGGATTTGTTTTTAGGGTATTTTGTGTCCTCAATTTTGTAATCAAGCACAACGATTTCCATGTTCAAAATTTTAGACATCTTGATCTTCTCACCCGAAAAAGGCTGACACTTATTTACAATACCGAGCTCTCTGAACGATCTCATGCCCTTAGTTTTTTAATCAGGTTTATGCTGTTGCTGTATTTCAACCATCCCCAATAGGAAGCCAGGGACCGGTAATGATCAGGGCTTGGTACGGCTTTATACTTTATAATAGCCTTGACAAATCGCTTTTTTATGGACTTACGGATCAGTGTGTGAGTCGGATAAAACACAAACCCAACAAAGTCGACCCCGGTATAGGCCGGGAATACCCGCCAATCCTTTTTGACAGTCAATTTTAGGTCGGCCAGGTAATTAGTTATTTCGATTAACAAAGCGTGTAAGAATGTCTTATCCTGGTGAAAGATGACCATGTCGTCACAATACCTAAAGTAATGACGTATCCCCTGAACTTCTTTGATCCAGTGATCAAACCCGGATAGGAATAAGTTGGCGAACGACTGGCTTAGGTAGTTACCGATCGGCAGGCCTTTGGCAGAATCGATGATCTCATCCAACATCCACAATAGGTCATTATCCTTGATTTTACGCCTAATGATAAATTTTAGAACATCATGGTCCACCGAGGGATAAAACTTCTTTACATCGAGCTTGAGCACGTATTCAGCATCCGGTTGACGGATGGCATATTTTACCTTTTCAGCGGCACTGTGGATACCACGGCCTTTAATGCAGGAATAAGTATCCGTGGTGAATGTCTTAAAGAAAATAGGCTCAATCACATTCATGACGGCATGATGCAGAATACGGTCCGGGTAATATGGGAGCCGGTAGATTTCCCGTTCCTTGCCATTATCCACCACCTTCTTGAAAACGTGATATTTACTCGTTTTGAAGGTCTGATTAAGCAGCATGATTTGCAGCTTTAATAATAATTCATCACGGTTGGAGTCAAACGCCTGAATTTCCGTTTTGCACTTTTTACCTTTTCGCGCCCGTTTATCTGCCAGGGTAAGGTTTTCTATGGAGCAAACCGTCTGAAATAAATTACCGTATCTTTTCATTTGCTGGAACTTCGCGGAGTCTTTGCTTTCGCTACCAACACCGTTTTGGTTTGTTTTATTTTTTACCAAGAGGTAAGGTTTGGACAACGTAATAATTTTCCAGTATAGCTGAGAACCGATGTTCGTGTTCGTATTCGAAGCCTCGTTATTCGAGTTAACGTTACCGAAACCCGCATTCGCCTCATTATTCGCATTACCACTAACGATCGGAGCCTCTATGTCCACAACCCGTTTCATTTTAAAAATTTTCTTTTGCTACTTTTCTTTTAACGCCTTCGGGGTCTACGACCCAAGAAAGCAAAGCCGAGAACCGACGTTCGCGTACGTATTCGAAGCCCCGTCAAACGAGCCAACGTAACCGAAACCCGCATTCGCCCCATCATTCGCAGAACCACCAACGAGCGGAGCATACCAACCGGCAGCCCCTACGTTCTGAGGAGTATAGAAGTAGTCACACCAATAGGTAGTTGCACTCCCACCAACGGCGGAAGGTAAAGGATCACCATAAGAGCCAAAAGTAATGGTAGTCACATAATTACTTGTTAATGCCAGACTTAACACCGCCCTGGCCTTACCCAAATTCACGGCTCCATCGCTAAAATAATTTGGGTTATCAATGATATAGGAATAACTGGCCCGCGGGCTGACTGAGTGATAAACACTTATCCCATCCATCCACTCCCAAATATCACCAAATGGCGATTCAATGCCCCGATAGCGAGGGATTTTAACAGCTTCATCATTGGTTAAAACAGTAGTGGTAAAGGAAACTTCGCCGCTAAAATTTCCCAAGGAGTTGGATAAGCCACACGGGGCCACAGGGCGGTAACCATTTTCAGCCCAGTTGGCTAAGGTCGTTAATCCATTGCCCAAACCGCCGGTCTGATATCCTGAACCGTCCGGACTACCCACGGCTGCCTGGCAGTTGCGCGTAGCATATTCGATTACAAATAACCAATATTCAGTCTTCCAAGCTTGGTAGCTTGTCATTGACCAGTTGGCTCCCCGGTTCCGGGCATAGGTCCGGAAATTCGTTATGGATATGGAAGTGGCGGGCATGCCTGCATATGTACTTAAGTTATCGGCACCATAATAAGCGGCTGTGGTGTTTATAACGCTCGACAACTTCAATGTCGTGCGGTTCAATGCTGCTTTATAGGCTGAGATGTAAATCTTTGGAACATACTTATAACCTGCTTTATAAGTTAGGCTGAACTTTGCATAATTCCAACCCGCTACGGTTTCAAACAACTCATAATGTGCGGGTATCTCCACCATCACCTGTCCATCGGTACCGGTTAAATCGGAGGCTCCTCCCGCTTCTTTTGCGGTCCAATCTGTCGCATTCAGATAATAATTCACCACCCCATTATCAAGCAACAGACACCCCTTCATAAGATTCTGGATCGGCAGGTTATCATGATGATGAATTGTTAAGTCGTCATCTTCTGCGATGCGGGTAACTGCCGGTGTGGAAGAGGTTGGATCATACTTGATCCCGTACCACTTATTCATGTATTGCCCGTATGAGGCTACCCCAATGGCCAGGGTAATCAATAAAATCAGTAGTTTTTTCACAGGATTTCGCTTTTGATGGTTGAAATCTGAGACTCATTATCCAGTAACAATTGAGCCTTATCAGCCTTTAGTTGTACCAGGGCTGCGGTTTTCAGTTTTTCCAAAATTACAAGATCGTTTTTTTGCAGGTAACTGAGCAGCAACTTGGTGAGTATTGGCTGTCCGGGGACCACAATGTGATTAGACACATTGTGCATGTTAGCATCTTCAGTCGTGGCCTGTCTGACTGGCAGCGAGGTTACTTTCAGTAACTCCTCATAGGCCGCTTTGTTTGCTTTAAATTCTTGTAGTTCCATTGTGCTTGATTTAATTTGTTTTATAAAATCAGAAATTATTTTACTTATTCAGTTGGTTCGTTATAGATACAATACGCTCCTGATGTTAATGCTGCCCAAGCAGAAGTTCCTACCACATGAGGAATAGCGGTACCGTCTCTGTAGTGGGTGCATTTATAGTTAGCGGCCAGCCATGTTTGATTTCCAATTTGAACCGTAGCATAATGGTTACCGTCATAGTCGATAAGATAGTTACGATTGTTACTTGTGTTTTTGATTAGTCGGACATGATACCCCGCCCCCTTGTACGTCCCAGAACCAAGTGGAATTGACCTACTACTATTTGTTATGACCATGTTTCCTCCATAAGAAGAAGCTATGTTTACGCTATTCCAAAACGACGCTTGAATCCCAATTAAAGCACTTTGATAAGTCCCCGTATACTCCCTAAATCCATAAGATTTTAAATTAAACCCTGTTGCATTATTCGTGCCCTGATCGTAACCAGGTGCACCTCCGTATCCACCATAAGCGGTCCATCCAGTAGTCGCTGCTATGGAATAAGCAAAATCATAATAACCGGTTCCGCTATATGCAAATCCATTATCTCGTAAATAATTATATAATGTCGTAAAATCTGCTGTATCAGCAATCCTCCAACCGTCAGGTGCTAAATCTTCCTCCGAAACCTCATCGCCATCTGTGCATCCAATAGCTGCCCACCAATTATATAGATACCCCTCACCTGTTGCAGAAGTGGTATTATCCACAGAAGCGATTGAGCCACCTGAAATTTCATAAATAGGGTAAGGCTGAGAGCCATCAACATAATAATACCACCCGTCATGGATCGAATAACAAGAGCCAACTGGATAGTTCTGGTAAGTCACCTGACCAACCGCCAATGAAGACGCATCAAAACTTTTCCCATGAAAAGATTCAGAAACTACATAGGTATTATAATGTTCCATCCTTCCTTCTTTTGCCTCGGCCAAAGTAGCCCCTTTATACCAAGCGCCTCCGTCTATTGAAAGACTGTCATACAGGCCGTAAGTAGTCAACCCAGCAGGGCGACAACCAGCCGAATGAGAAGAAAAGAAAACATTAGCACCTTGTCCATTACAAATTAAAGACAAAGCTAACCCAATCATAAAAATTAATCGTTTCATAAATACCCCTTTGTCCCGTTAATAAAAATATTGGTTCCGTCATACCACCAACTATAAACATCAATCTTACCCGCACCGGCTGAGGTTGTTACCGCCCCTGCTGAGGTATAGACCGATGGGCTGACCTTGATTGTTTTGCCCGACATAGCAAACGTGATTACTTTCGATGCTGCCGCACAGGTGACGGTGATATTGCCAGACTGCCCCTCCCTGAGATTGGTAAAAGTGATTGTTGTAGCATCTGCGACCGTGAATGAAGCATTAATACCCAAATAGCCGTTATAGGTTCCTGTATCAGGAGATGCGTCTGTAATGGTTATCGCCTGAACGTGGTTGACTGATACTCCTGCGATCTGATAATCTTTGCCGCCTGTGAGATTAGTATTCCCTGTCGTAACCGTTAAATCGCCTATAAATTCTGCTGTGCCATTAACCTTTAACATATGGGTTCCGGCGTCATTTATACCTATGGCAACCTGATCATGGAAATAGAAATTATCCTCATCCTCCATCCATTGAAGAATGCCATCTGAGGTTTCTCCGTGGAATGTTATGAAATAATCAACACCAGCAGAACCAGTTCCAATAATTGGATTAGAAGCCATTAAAAAAGCATCGAGATTAGCGTAGGCAGCGGAACCAAGTAACCTTAATGGGTCCCTAACCGGATCCGTAGCAAGCCAGGAAGTATAAATAGGGTCAGTTTCAGCGGTTAAATAAGTGCCTGAATGATTATGTCCTAATAGTGAGTAGGTACTATTGTGATCATGCCCAGCCAAAGAAAAATAACTATCTGCATGAAAAGCTGAAGCACCGAGCCCGTGTGCTGTTGTAGTTAACCCCGCATGGGTGGCGGTAGTACCAGCTGGATCGTAAACACCTGAGTGATTATGTGTGCTCAAAGAATATGTCTCATTGACCCAAGTCCAGGCAGATCCGGTCCATTTTAGGTAGCCAACGGATTTACTGCTGATTATTGGCTCATATAACTCGATGTGGTTGTGACCGTAAGTTGCGAAAGCATCGATATCAGCATAGGCGGCTGACCCCAGCAACCTTAATGGGTCCCTAACCGGATCCGTAGCAAGCCAGGATGTATAAATGGGGTCAGTTTCAGCGGTTATATAGGTTCCGGCCGCCTGTGCCCCAATATCGCTCAGCACCTCTGCCCCCGTCCTGTAATTCAGTATCCCTGCCGAATCCTTTAAAAACCGATCGATATCCGTGGTGGCATGCGAGATGTTTGTTATGGCCAGCCGGTCGGCTATGGCGGTGAGTGCTGACGGGGCCCCGATGATCAGCGGGCGATACGTGGATCCGGTGAGGTCGTAGGCGAAGATCCGCATAGCATCGGCATCGGAGGCATCGAGTGTGATCCGGTGCTCGGTTTTGCCGGCTTCTGAGCTGAATGCAGAGATCATGTCACGGCCGCGGATGGTAGAATCGACCAGCAAAATGCCGTTTAGCGTAAGGCGATCGGATGAGTGTGTGAGCGTTACGTCGCCATTATTCCAGTTGATAACTCCGCCACTGGCCAGGTATAGATCGGACCACATTTTTGTGGCGGATCCCAGGGCATAGGCGTCGGAGGTGCCCAGAACTAGGGCGGCATTTATGGCCACCGAGGATAGGTTGCTCAGCGCCCGGTTGGCGTTGCCGAGGATCTCGGGAGTGAGGCTGGCGATCAGGTTTTTTACATATTTTGTGCTGGCCACACGGGCAGAGCTGTCGGAAATGGCCTCGGTATTTACGTAGGCATGGCCCACATAGGCCGTGCCGTTGTGTCCGAGAAATACATCAGCATAACCGCCGCCACCATCGGAATAATAGCCTCCGTAAACAAGAACATGCCCACCGGCCACCGATCCCTGACCGCCATGCAAGAGCAGCCGGCCACCGGATCCGGTGCCTCCTGTGGTTGCATTGCCGCCAAATACGGAAAGATCATACCCGTCGTGGTCAACAGTCGGGGCCCCGATCGTAATCGAGCGGTTCGCGCCGGTAACCAGGGAGATGTTATATAGCAGCGCCATGGCACTTGTGTCGCGGGATGTGAGGAAGTAAAAATGTGCAACACTGTCGGTTCCCCAAAGCTCGCCCATCCAGTAATTGGTTTTCAGTCCCGATGGAGGATGCGTGGGCAGCTGATTATCGAGCCGGTACCGGATGGTATCGGTGGTGAGCCGCTGGGTGCTGAGCTGCCCGTATACTGCAATAGGCAGCAAAAAAAGCAGTATGGATAATAGTCTTTTCATCGCTTGATCATTGCATCGTAATTGAAGGTTACAGCCTCCGGAAAATTGATTTTAAAGCCCGATATCGTAAGATCATACGGGACGGCATGCCAGACGTCGTCCGAGGCGGTTACTCCGGTTAAAGCGGCCTGAGAAAAGGCATACTCATCACCCGTAAGAAAGGGCTCATCAAACTCGATCGGTTGCTCTCCGGAGGCCACAGATACCACACCACGGCGGTACTCGCAAAGTGGCAGGGTGCCCCCCTTGATCAGCCGGCCGGTTGTAGGGTCATAGGTGACGCCCGACGTGCCCACAAAGTCTCCACCGGATTTCACCTGCAGCTCGTTATCGTTGCCTCCTGGCTGCGGAACCAGGCCGCCACCTGAGAACTGGCTGTCCGATGCCAGACCACGGGACTTGAGGGTAAGGTCGCCGGAACCGGATCCGCTGGTCTCGGCTTTAATCTCCTCAAACACACCGTCGACGGTGTTATCGTACAGATCGATCGTAACGTCATCCAGGAGAAATATCGTATTGCTGATCTCGTTGAATTTGATGGTATTGTGAAACCACAAGGTACCCAGCAGCGCCCCTCGAAAGCGTTTATTGGAGCTGGAGTACTGCCACCACCAGGAGTCGGCAATATGTCCCCATGCGGAAGTACTAGCCACCAGCGGGATGGGATCCACACTCCCGGCCAGCGCCTTTTTAACCCATAACCTGGATCCAAATAGCCCTACTTTAATAAAACCATTATAGAACTGGATCAGACTGTCATCGCCCAAACCGTCGCTGAACCGGATCTTCTCAGCATCCGGGATAAAGTTGGTGTCATCCGTAAGAAAGTCGGAAAAAACCTGACTTTTAATATGATCATCACCGGCCTCTGAGGCCAGACTGCCGGTGAGCTTTATGTCACGGAAATAAAACCAGCCGTTGGTACTGGCCAGATCGGCCCGGTACGGGGCATAGATCCGGATCCAGAGCCGGCCGTTAAATGGAATATTTTTTATGGTAATCGACTGCTCAACCAGCTCCTCGATGCTTTTTACCTTTGGGAAATTCACCCCTTTAATGTCGTTCTCTCCGCCCCAGTCCTCGATATCATCAAAATAGTAATTGGTAAACGTCTCGGTTTCGTCGACAATAAAGATCCGGATCTTACAGTACAGCGGAAGCAGCACGTTTTCAATGCGGCCGGTCTTTATGGTCAGGTGAAGCTCGTGATCCATGGTAACATCAATGGGATCTGCATTGATATAAAGCGATGTATCGAGCGATTCCCGGCTATTGGTATAAGCAGCCATCACGTTGCCCGATGTGCCGTGTATGCGGCTCCAGATAGCCCCAGCGTTGGTCCAGCCGGTTATCACGGTATCGGAAACAAAAGCCGAGTCCGGAAGGTCAAAGGAAGGGATCAGCGACGGCTTCAGCCCGTAGTCCACCTCCAGATCCCGCTGACGCCAGCCGGTTGCATATTCCAGGGATCCTCCAGGGAGCACTATTAAAGCTGTATCATCATCTACCTCTACCTGAGGAGCCAGCGTGTGATCAGATACATACACGCCGGCCGCTGAAAACTTGCGGTAATCAATGGCCACATCGGCCAGTTCCGGCACGCGCTCAACCCACCATTCTCCGCCCGACTGCAAAAGCCTGCACTGCAGAGGACCCAGCACATCCCGGAGCACGGTCAGACAGTCCGCAGCCGTGAGATCCTCGTTGATCCACCGGTCCTGGTTCACCGATGCCTGGTAGAGCGGATCATCGGCGTCGGTCATATTCATGGTGCTTTCAAACAGGTTGCACGCGACATTGATATTCAGGTTAAGACCCGTTTTTGAGGTGGTAGTTTTGCTCAGGATATTGGCCAAAATTGCGAGGATCGATGCGTAACCGGTTGGGCTAACTGCCGGGGATCCAAAGGAGTAAGGTTTTGTGTCGAGCAACCCCAGCTGGTCCGATGCCACAATGTTAATGAGGCCGCCGTATTCGAAGTCTTCCTGATATTGATTTACCAGGACAAATCCGGTGAATTTGACCAGGCTGTTAAGCTTTACGATCACCATAAACTCCCGGTCATCGTTGGTATACAAAAAGGAAAAATTGTCGCCTTCCTGCACAGCGATCGCGATGGTGATCTCCGATCCTTTTACGATCGCATATTTGTCTCCGGATCCTCCCAGTCGGTACGGCATCCGTTCTCCGCCCAGAAGCATTTCCGTAGCCGCGCCCCCGTACAGGTTCTGCCAGATTTCAACCTCTCCCTGCAGATTGGTATCGCCCTGACGAAAGGTGCCATATATGCGTTTCCCGTACGCCATTATCCGCGTCCTCCTGTCCTGCGCTGGAACGCATTCTCTTCCATAATCTTGTAATTAAAGTCACGGCCGCGGCCTTCGAGCGTTCCATAGACCCGGATCGCTGCCGGCTGCATGCGGGGAACCAGCATGTTTTGCAGCTTATTCAGAGGGGCAATCACTTCCGGGTTAGCCTGCGCGTTGGGATAATCCCCAACCACCACCGAAGACAACCCCGATGCCATGCCTCCGGAGGCCATTTTTGGCATCGCCTTAAAGCTGGCGAACAATCCCATCACACTGGCCACTGCAGCAATCATAGCTGCTATATTGGCCGGGAAAGGAAGTGCAGCTGCACTGGCCGCGGCACTCCCTGCAGCTTCACCCTGCTTAGCGGTGGTAACCGCCATCGATGAGGCAATCTGAGCATTGGCCAGAGCCGTTATCTGGGTAATAATCTGCGGGATCTGACTCAGCATATTCCCGGCAAATTCAAGCCAGGATCCGGCCGCTCCGCCAATCGCATCCCCGATCGAGGAAAATGCACCCGATATGGAGGACGCACTGGAGGCCACCGCCTCGGTATACTGATTGTGCTTATTGATCAGCATCTCCATGGCCATCACGTTCAGATCGATCTGTGTGCTGGAATCAGAAAGTTTTTTAACCACCGGATCTCCCTGGATGGAGCCGGGTGTTTTTGAGCTGATTTTTGCGATCCCGGCCGGGCGAACCAGTCCGAGCTGGCCCAGCGACATGGTCGACTGCACCCCTTTGGCATAGGCTTCGCCAACGGCTTTTCCGGCCGCCTCAGCCGTAGCTCCGTCAAGTGAAATCAGCCCGATTTTCTTGCGCGGAGTGAGGGTATTTTCTATGGCTTTTGAGTAGTTCTCGGCAATCTTCCGGCCGGATTCGGCGATATTGTTTCCCGAGTCACTGAAAGCCGATTTTAATGCGTCCTTAATGCCCTGTAAATCGAACGTGAAGACTGCCTTTATTAGTTTTCCTACGTTTTTGAGCGCGTCAAAAAACTGATTTACAAACAATTTTCCAACCTCGAAAACGGTCTTGATATTCGCTCCGGCCAGCTGAATAGCCCCTCTTAGCAGCATCGACTCATTATACAAGTCGATGAAATAATTTACCAGGCTAACCAGACCCCGGATCCCGTCGCTAACCAGATTTAAGAGCGTTGTTTTTACCTTGGTGATCAGCGAAGAGGTGCCACCAAAAACGCTGGCCCCGATCGTGTGAAACTTCTCCTGGGCATTGGCCCAATTATACTGCGCCTTGGTAGCCTCAGTCATGCTATCCATAATGCCACTGATACCCATATCCATAGTACCCAGCATTTTAATATACTCAAGCCCGGCATCCTCACCCGGACCTCCGAATATGTCAGCGATGGCAGTACCCACCTTTGCGGTTGACTCAGGGAATTCGTTGAGCTTACGGGCCACCTGCTGCATGGCCTCCATGATGGTAATATTCCCCTGAGCGAGATCCTGCTGCATCTTTGTACTATCGATCCCGATGCCCCTGAGGGCGTCCTGCGTGGTAGAGGTCATCTCCCGGATCCGGAGCATGCCTTCTTTGATCACATCCGCGCCCTTATCGTCATAGATCCCCATGCTACCGGCATTGGACATGATCGCCACCATGTTTTCGGCTTCCAGTCCGGCCGCCTTAAACTGGGTGGAATATTCCTTGATTTGCTGCAGGAAGTCGCCGTTTACGTTGGCGCTCGATGCCAGGCCCTTTTTCACCAGCTCGATGGAGTCGGTCATCTCCATACCAAACTGCTTACTCAGGGCATTTGCGGCAACCAGAACCTCGTTAACGTCCTGGTCAAATGTCTTACTGATCGCCTGGGCGGCTCCGGTGGTTTTGTTAAGTGCTGCACCCTGCAGGCCGGTTAACGACTCCACATTGTCCCTGAGGCTCGAAATCTGGGTGGCATAATCGAATACGGCCTTACCTGCAGCGGCAACGGCAGCCACCGAGAACAAAGCACCAGCGGCCACAGCGGCACCTTTTAGAGTGCCCTGTAAGCCGCTGGTTTTACCTTCAACATCCTTGGTGTCGCCGGTGAACTTAAGTATGTATTCGAATGTTTTGCTCACGTTAACCCCCGAATTTCTTGATAGTAGCTCGAAACTTTTCTTCCGTTGATATTGAGGCTTCAATCGCCTCTTTCTCCCATGGAAACTCGATCAGATCGCGTACACTCATCTCCTTTTTATCGGGCGGGCAGAGCGTTCGCCACACCTGCCACCGGGCCGTTTCCCAGGTTACCCGGTACATTTCCTCCCGTCGGTCAACCTCTCCTTTGAGATAGTGTGCATGCAGATCGGCAAACTCGCCTGGCGTGAGAAGGAGGTAATCAGCCCGGCTCAGGTGCAGGTCGATCAGTGCGATCGACCTGCATTCTGCTAGTGTGAGCGCCCGGCCTTCGGCTTTTTTTCTTCGGTCTCCTCGGCCGGTACCGGGCTGATCGTTACAAATTTCTCCATCAGCTCAGGATCCGCCTTTATGAAAAATTCGTCGAAGGTGAACGGAAACTCAATACTCTCGCGGGCACAGGCTCCTTTCACCAGGCAATAAGCCGAATAACACACTTTTTTGATCTCAGTGTTCAGGTCCTCAGGAGCTCCCTCTTCATGCAGATGGAGCCCCATCATGGTGCGGTACATCGGATATTCCGTGCCACCCACCTCGATCATAACCTTTTTAATTGCCATACGTTAGGCTGATACGGTTGCAATGGTAGTAGCCCCGTCAACACTGATCTCAACCGAGTAGGTAGAGTTATTGTCGTGCGGATCGTCGCGCTGGAGGGATGAGATATACCCGGTGCCGGTCTCATACTTGTCGCCGGTCTGCTCTTTTACCTCGATATACGCGGTGTCAGCCGAGGGCCGTCCGGAGAGCTTCACCTGCACTGCAGTCATGTTGTCTCTCAGATCCTTCAGAGTAAAATAATCAGCCCCGTCGTAGGTTGCAATCCCGGAGGCCGAGATCACGGTAATGCCGTGCTTCCCGGGGCGAACGTTGGTGTGTTTTCCGGAGGTCCGGCTAGCGATCTCGCGCATGCTGGTCGGATGTTTGATGGAATGAGTGGTGCCGTGCGCAAACGGAGTCCAAACCGGAGACAAAACCGTCCCGGAGTTGTAGGAGAGAAGGATATCTCCCCCGTGAATAGTGCCTGTATTTGCTGCCATTTCTTTGGTATTTATGACGTTTTTGTTACTTAAAAGGGACCCCGTCAGTTGCCATCATGGGGTCCCTTCGGATCCACGGGTAGGGCTGAGCCCTTACTTAGTTTTCTGACTTTTGACGTTTGCAGGGAATACACCCCCGCCCGCCTTGTGGTTAGGCCAGATGAGGTTAAGTATTTTCATCAGCCAGGATATAATGCTGTCATCTTTTTGCGTTGGCGTAAGTCGCGCTATCAGTTCAAAAAATCCCAGCAATCCCAGTACGAGAGCCAACCAGTTCGCCTTTACGAGGTCCCAAAATGAGCCATCGGCGGTACCGGTACCGGTATCATCCGGAGTCACTTCATCGGTCTGAGTCACGCTAATAGCGTCATAAACCATGGCCGGAGCCGTGAGGTTGATGAACGCTGCAGGAGCACTCAGCATGCCGGCATCGGCATAGGTCACGGTTTGGGGTCCTGTGTCGCGGGCAGAAGATTGTGAGGGACCTACCATCACCAGGACGATCATCAGAAGTGCGAGAGAAAAAAATGTCTTGTTTTTCATGGAAATAAGATTTTTGAATACTAGTTGATTTACACTGATTTGTAGACGTTTTTTGCCGATACCCCGTTCGCCAGGAGAAACCTTGCCACATTGAAGGAAGGGCAGGCTTTTCCTGCATTCAGGTCGTTATGGCCTGCGATCTTAATTTTTGGGTACCGGAAGATCATATACTTGCAATAGGTCAATATGGCGTCTCGCTGGGCCGGTGTGCGGGTGTCAATCGGTGCACGGTTTTTCGAAGCTCCGCCCACATATACCACATGGCGGGCGATGGAATTCCATCCTGCAGCCCCGTTGGTTATCTCCCACAGATCCACTTCATTGTCATTATCAAACTCAACCAGGTTCTCGATATGGCCGTCCAGGTGGATCATATCGGTATATCCCACCTGGTTCCAGCCCCGGCCCTGGGGAGGAGCGTCGGTGTGCCAGTGACGGATTTCGTCGCTGGTAACCTCGCGTTCCGGAGGGGTATCGGTGCAGTGAATAACGAGTAGCTGAAGTTCTTTTGACATGGCCTTTTACTTTATCAAAGGAGGCCCCGCCCCCCTTCCAGGGGCGGGACTTTCCAATGACTTTAACCTAACTCCTATTAACCAAATTCCAAGAAGAAAAAATCTAACTAACCACCTCGGCAATGGCGGCGGTACCGATACCATCGGCACGGCAGATCTCGGCACCAAAACGCACGGATGCGTTGATCAGGGTGCCCATGTAATCGGCGCGGTCTGAGTTGATATACACCTTCGGGAAGGCCTCAGCGTGGCAGACCAGACCGGAATGCCAGAAGAGGTTGGCCGGACGGTCGGTGGCGGCGGTACCGATGGTACGGATCTTAGCTGCACTGGCGTTATACCAGGCACCGATATGACCTTTACCAAAGGCCGACCGAACCATAATGTTAAACCCGAGGATTTTGCCCAGAATGCCCTCTTCGAGCTTACTGGCCACACCGGTTTTATCGTAATCCACAAACTCCGCGATGCCCAGCAGGTCCTGGTAGGCATCCGGGGTGAGAAGGGCAAACAGTTCACCCGGAACCTCAAGAGCGTTGGCCTTCATCAGCAAAGCCTTAACCTTCAGCAGGTCGGTTTTGGTAACAGCCAGGCGGTTCCCGGTGAACCCGGTAACGTTGGTGGCGCGGGCAGAACCCGTAGAGCTTACGATGTTGGCAGAGCTGGAAGCCGGAAGCCACTGATAGGCTGCATAATGCCCTGCCTTTGCGGACAGGGTGGCGGCCTGCTGCTTTTGCTTAGCCGTGCGCTTGTCGTAATTCACGGTGATTTCGTTCTCATCCGTGATCAGCAGCGGAGAGCAATACAGCTGCTTCATGGTACCGGTTACCTTACTGTCCTCGCTCACTACCACCTTAAGGGGAAGCAGCGTGGGTTTTCCCTCGTTGGCATCGTCGATGTCGGAGAGATTCGGGATCTCGAACGTATCCGCGTCAGCTGCAATGCTGGTTTCGGACAGTGATTTTTTGTAAAAATCACTCTTTGGGAACAGCTGCTCCTGGAGCTGCTGTGAATAGCGTACATTTATCTGTTCAGCCATGATGGTCTTAATTAGTCGAGTTGAACTTCAGCGCCCATCTGCTTGAAGGTTGTGCCGTCATACATCAGGGAGATGGTTTTCGTTTTACCAGCCGCGCCGGTGGATACAGGAGCGGTACAACCGGTCCCAAAGGTCAGGGTCTCGGTCCCGTTGGACTTCGACTTCACAAGGATCATGGCACCGGCATTAACCTCGGAGCTGATCGTGAGATTCAGCGTGCGGTTATCCGTTGCCTGGGTAGTTACGCCATCGATAATGGTCAGTTCGTTGGCGATGGATACGGCCTGAGCCCCGGTTGCACTGAACGTTGCAGATCCAGCTGCACCAAAGGGCCACTTTACAGTTTCGCTCATTTTTTATGGTATTATCAGGTGTGACAATTATTTGGGTTCCTCGCCCCAGAATGCCTTAAAGCACTTGTTGTACTCAGCGGCGTTCGATGCCTTCCAGGCGGCGAGTGCCTGAGGGCCTTTTTTTTCCATTTCAGCGAAACGGTCAGAGTCGGTTTGCACCGGCGCCCCGCCGCCTTTAAAGGAAGCCAGTACCTCGGAGAGCCTTACCTGATCCGCGGCCGCCACAGCGGCTGGGCCTTCAGGCGCCTTAGCGTCAACCGGAAAAAGATCCACGAAGAGCTGCACGTCCGTTGCGGCCAGCTTCTTCATACTCGCTTCATTCTGATCGGTAACCGTCCCCAGGGAACGGCCCACGGCCAGCAGTTTACCCACCAGCAGATCCACCTTTGCGGGTGCAGCCTGCAGTTGTTCGATTGCCGCAACCACCGCAGCTTCGTCGGCGACCTCGGGCAGCTTAAGAGTTGAAATAACTTTTTTCATTTCGATATTGTCAGTATTAGTGTGCTCTTTTAGGATGGTGGCAACCAGGCGTTTGGGTGCCATGGCAGCCAGCTCCATCTTGCGGCCGGTCTCTACAATCCGGTCTACCAGCTTTGCCTCAAGGGCCTGCTCGGCATTGAACCAGGTGTCCTGCTTCATCATCTTACGGGCCTCCTCATCGGTAAGTCCCCGCTTGGTGAGCAGCTGCACCATGGAGTTGGTGAGGTTGGTTAACACCACCTTATCCTTTGCCGATAATGTGGTCACCTTCTCATCCTTGTCATCTACAAAATAGGGGCTGTGGATCATCAGGAGGGCAAAGTCATTCATCAGCACCTCATCGGCTCCGGCAACCACCACGGCCGCCATGGAAGCAGCCACCCCGTCGATATGAACCACAATACGCGCCGGACTGGCCAGCATCACCGCCAAAATCCCGAAACCATCGGTTACCAGGCCGCCGTCTGAGTTCACCCGGATGCAGACTTCCTCATAATTCTTGGTGAGGTAGGATAATTCCTGAGCGAAATAGGATCCGTTGATCTCCTGGCCGATAAGACCGTAAAGCAACATTTCCGCCTTGCGCTTTTCCTGAGATACTATTTTGGAAAATTTCAGGTCCATCAGAGGGCAATCATTTTTTGCAGTGTTTGTTTTTCTGAAAAAGTTGTTTCAAATTTGCAAGGTCAAAACCACGTAACCAATTAATATTGATTCCCTTGCAAGGTATGTTGATATCCTTGCTTAAGTCCTTTATTATTGCCCGGTGATTATGGAAGTTTGAGTAAAATTTACCGGATGATCTCAAAAAAGGAAGCTGCCCTCATCCTCTATCGCGAAGGAATGAAAGGCACGGAAATCGCCTCGATCTTAAAGGTTTCCGAAAAATCGATCTCCACATGGAAAACCGATGGAGAATGGGATAAAAAGCGGGTACACTTCGAGATGAACCAGCAAACGGCTGCAGATAAGGTATGGATCCTGATCCAGTACCAGCTGGACCGTCTTACCCGCCTTACCGAGCTGTATCAAAAGCAGGAGGAGAAGGAACCGGAGAAAATACAGCTGATCTCCAAAGGGGATATCGACGCCCTGCAGAAGCTTTTCACCACCATCCGCAAAAAGGAAACCGAATGGAGCGACCTGGTTCGCATCCTCCGGGATTACGTAGGCTGGCTCCGGATCGAAGATGCCGAACTGGCAAAGCTGAACCTCGATCCCATTGAAAAGTACCTGAACGAGCAGCGGAGGAACGCCTGATGCGTCGTAAGGAACTCTCTCCCCAGGAGCGAAGGGAATGGCAGGAATGGCTGATCGAAAAACGGGCCATTATCAACGCCAAACCAATTGAAAACGAAACCGCTCAGGAGGCAGATTTACGCATCCTGACCCTGCTGAAGGATCCCGTAAAATTTGGCCATTACTATTTCCCTCACCTGGTATCTGCAGAGTTCGGCTGGTTTCATAAAAAATCGATGAACCATTGCCTCGATCATCCCGACTGCATGATCGGTGCGGAGTGGCCCCGCGAGCATGCCAAATCCATTATCTGGGATGTGATCATGCCCCTGATGCTGAAGGCCCGGAAGGAACTCACCGGCATGATGATCGCCAGCTCAAACGAGGATAAGGCCCAGGGACTGCTGGGTGATATCCAGGCGGAACTGATGCTCAACGAGCGGTTTATCCGCGACTACGGACAGCAGCACACCATCGGCGAATGGAAAAACGGATACTTTGTTACCTCAGACGGCATCGGGTTCTGGGCTTTTGGCCGCGGACAGTCGCCCCGCGGCACCCGTAAGGCCGCCAACCGGCCCAATTACGGGGTTATTGATGATATCGATGATGCCGTAATCGTTCGGTCCATGGAGCGGGTTTTAGCGTCGGTAGACTGGGTGCTGGGCGACTTTTACGGAGCGATGCCCAACAAGGCCTCCCGCCTGATCTTTGCCGGCAACCGGATACACAAATACTCGATCCTTGCTCACCTGGTGGGCGACGTGAACCCCGATGATCCGATCCGGCCGGAGCTCTACCACAGCAAAATATATGCCCTGGAGAACCCGCGGACCCATAAAAAGGACCTCTCAGAAACCGGCGTCCCTGCCTGGAAAGAGAACTACACCCGGGAGGTGATCCTGAAAAAGATGGCCAAACAAGGCAGCCGTATTGCCCTCAGGGAATTCTTCCATGAGCACGTGGTTGTGGGCCGGATCTTTAAGGATACCGATCTTCCATG